CAGTCCGGTAGCGCATCAGCCGCTTACTACGCCGGTAACCGCAAAGCCCTAATGGTTAAGCGTGCTTACCAGCGCAAATACAACAAAGAAAAGAAAGAAGTTAATCGCAGAGTTGCACTTAAGCGTATTAACCGACAAAAGGGCACCTACGGAAACGGTGACGGTAAGGATGTATCCCACAAAAAAGACGGGACAACCTTTATGGAAACCGCATCTAAGAACAGAGCCAGAAACCGTAGCCGTGCATGACCCCTTTACTTCCTACCCCTGATCACTACTTACACAACCTAATAACCATGACGTCCTCCGAAGCCAAGCGCCTTTGGAGGCGCAGCATCAAAGAACACTTTGGATGCACATGTGTTTATTGCGGAATTACTTATGACTTACATGAACTCACACTTGATCACGTACATCCTCGTTCTCTTGGGGGCGAAGACATTACATCAAATGTCGTACCAGCGTGTTCCAGTTGTAATCAGGACAAAGGAAGCCTCCATTGGCGCTCTTGGATGAGAGAGCAATTTGGAATGAATCTACTTAGGGAAGGATTAATCCTTTCACACATCCAATAACACACCCAAATAAATAATACCGCGCTCCGAAAGGGGCGCTTTTTTTTGTGCCTAGAAATAAACTACAAGGTCCACGACCTTTACGTAGACAATTAAAAAGTATTGATCTTGATAATCCACCTCGTAGCGCGGCAGAAGCTTTATCTATGGGTGTAAATCAGTACATCAATAGAAATGGGGATCTAACTACTTTACGTCAAATTGACAATCCTAGGCGTCAAAGTGAAATACCCCTTTCTCACGGTAATACTGAAAAATACTCCTCACGCAAAGCAAATCGTGGCGCTGTAGAGCGGAATCAAGCAACTATTACTACTTCTGAGCAACAGTTTATTGATTTTGGTAAACGAAACGGTTATACCGTTCAACAATCCAAAGACACATATAGACGTTTTGTCGAACGTAATAGAGCACAAGTTGCAAGCGTTCCTAAAGGTTTGCACAACGATCATTTTCTGCCTCACAAATCAGAGTTTTATCAAGCTGGTGAAAATTATAGGACTAAACTAATCCTTAGTCCTGCGGTCAACAGTTACAAGACCGACAAGATGCCTACCCCTGCTGAACTGCGCGGGTTAGGTATGCCGACATCCCAAACAGAACTTATTCGACAAGAGTTTGCCGATTTACCTACTCCAGATGTTAAAAAGGCACGTGCTTTAGCAAGTAAAATTGCTAGCGATCCTTCGCGAGAACGTGCTAGAAATTCCAATACTCGATTTAAGGAAGCACAACAACGACGTGCTGCACTTAATGGTGATCTACACATTCCTGTACCTGGAGCTTTTTATGGCTCCGAAAGTGGTTCACAGATAGTCGATCGTGCTAACGCAAACATGAGATCAACCGGATATGCCGCCCTTATGGGTATGCCGCTTGACCTTTTCTAAATAACTTACCTATATGTCAAACGTCCTAGAGGCGTTACAGGGTGACTTCAAGCTGTTTTTACAGGCAATGTGGTCACAACTTGATCTACCCGAGCCTACAAAAGCGCAATACGCAATCGCTGATTACTTACAGCACGGTCCAAAACGACTACAGATTCAAGCCTTCCGTGGGGTTGGTAAGTCTTGGATTACTGGTGCATTCGTGTTGTGGGTCCTTTTTAATAACCCCGAAAAGAAAATCATGATTATCTCCGCTTCAAAAGAGCGTGCAGACAACATGAGTATCTTCCTACAAAAACTAATCATTGAAACGCCATGGCTTTCTCATTTACGCCCGAAGTCCGACGATGCAAGGTGGTCGAGGATAAGCTTCGATGTGAATTGCTCACCAGCCCAAGCACCAAGCGTAAAAAGCGTGGGCATCACTGGTCAGCTAACCGGAAGCCGCGCAGATTTAATGATTCTCGACGACATTGAAGTTCCTGGTAACTCAATGACTGAAATGATGCGGTCTAAACTTCTACAACTCTGTACTGAAGCTGAGTCAATCCTTACACCAAAGGATGACTCCCGCATTATGTACCTCGGTACACCTCAAACTACCTTTACGGTCTATAAAAAGCTTGCAGAGCGTAATTATCGACCTCTGGTGTGGCCTGCAAGGGTTCCACGCAAAATGTCTAACTACGAAGGCGTCATAGCTCCTCAATTACAAGCTGACATCGATAACGGTGCTCAACCGTGGGATGTAACTGACCCAGACCGTTTCCAAGATGATGATCTACTCGAACGTGAAGCGTCCATGGGACGTAGTAACTTCATGCTTCAGTTCATGCTCGATACGAGCCTGTCTGACGCAGAGAAGTTCCCTCTTAAAAATAGTGACCTCATCGTCACTTCTGTTAACCCTACTGATGCTCCAGACAACATCATCTGGTGCTCAGACCCACAAAACTGTATTAAAGAACTCCCCACTGTCGGACTACCTGGAGATTATTTCTACAGTCCAATGCAGCTCCAGGGGGAGTGGGGTCCTTACTCTGACTCAATCTGCTCTGTGGACCCGTCGGGTCGTGGATCGGATGAGACGGTTGCGGCTTATATCAGCCAACGAAATGGTGTCATGTACTTGCACGAAATGCGTGCTTACTCGGACGGATACAGCGACAACACGTTACTGGACATTCTAAGAGGCTGTAAAAAGTACGGAACTAAGACACTACTTATTGAATCTAATTTTGGAGACGGTATTGTTGCTGAACTATTTAGGAAACATCTACAACAAACTAAACAAGCCATCCACATCGAAGAGACACGTGCCAACGTACGTAAAGAAGACAGAATTATTGACACCCTTGAGCCTGTACTTAATCAACACCGGCTTGTTGTAGACAAAAAAGTAATCGAGTGGGACTACGCTTCTAATCCCGACACAGCACCTGAAAAACGACTCGAATACATGCTCTTCTACCAGTTGAGTCGTATGTGTCGTGAAAAAGGTGCTGTTAGACACGATGACCGTATTGACGCCTTAGCTCAAGGCATTAAGTACTACACCGACATCCTTTCTATCTCAGCTCAACAACAGATCATTGATCGTAAACGTGAAGAGTGGAGTGACCTTATTAACAACTGGGAAGACGACAGAGACTGCTTTGCTAGCCACCTAGTCTTCAATCTTTCTATGGATCAACGTCGTCAAAGTCGTAATAACGACAACTCAGTCCCTAACTGGGTTTAAACCAAGCCCCGCCGTATACAGGGAGAAGGGTGGACTCCCTGTGACTCGGGGATCTTCGGATCCCCTTATCTAATGAAACTAGACAACTGATGATCATGATGAATGTTTAATTCAGTTAATCCAGTGACTCGTTTACTACTGTATGTCAATCGTCAACTTAATCCATTCAACTCAAAATGGTGATGACCTCGTAGCCTACATGGCACGTGTGTCTAACCCAGATAATCAGAACAACACTGAGACCAGTGCAAGGCTGATTAAATACCTCATTAAACATAAACACTGGTCACCCTTTGAGATGGTGAACATGTGCGTTGAAATCAACACTACTCGTAGTATTGCAGCTCAGATTCTTCGTCATCGTAGCTTTTCATTTCAAGAGTTTAGTCAGCGTTATGCTGAGGTGACTGCTAAACCTGATGCTCTTCAAGTTCGTCGTCAAGATAGTAAGAATAGACAGTCAAGTATTGATGATGTCGATCCTTATACCTCTCAAGACTTTCAAATTAAAGCTCAGCAGGTATATGATCTTTCATACGGTCTATACAACGAAATGCTGGCAGCAGGTATAGCTAAGGAGTGTGCCCGAGAAGTACTTCCTTTGTCTGCTCCAACGAAGCTGTATATGAATGGAACCCTTAGGTCCTGGATTCATTACACAGATCTTCGTTGTAGTAATGGTACTCAACTTGAACATAAAGTTATTGCTGATCAATGTCGTACGCTTATTGAATCGTGTTTTCCTTTGGTATCCAAAGCATTATCATCTATGTAACCGGATTTGTGACGGTTTGTACTGCTAATCCGGCTAGTTTGGCTGCTTGTCTAGATGTAGGCAGCTATATGCCGGGTTATTTCTATGATTTAGTCGAATTTGTCCGGTTTGAGCCGTATGAACGGGAAAAAGCCTACCTCCGTGAATTTTGACATAATTTTCTGAAGCCTATTACGTATATACAAGGCGGCGATTCTCCCCCAGGAGGGGTCCTTGGCCACTCTAGATCTGCGATCTAGCCGTGGTGACTGGGGTTCTAGGGTAAACAGGCGCACATCCGGGCGCGGTAGTTGGTATCCCGCGGGGTGTAAACCTGGCGCGATCTGTCGCGACTCCCCCAGCTTCGCTGATCATTGACCACAACAACGATAAGTACAACTGATAACCATTGGCATCACTACGATCTGATGCTGTGTTGTGCCACTTTGTTCGACTGTCCACCGTGATTGAGCTATCCACTGCGGTATGGTGACTATCAGAAGAGTTCTTTGAAGATTGAGTATCTCGACTCTCCCTTTAAGGGGGAGGAGAGTCTCGATCCTTCAATCAGAACTCTCTGCCTCTCGAACCTTGACAACTGCATAACTCGTTACGACCTCGGCAGCTGCGGCTAACCGTTAGCCATGAGGTAGAGCCTGGAGGTGCTTGACCAGTTGGCCGGCCAGGATGTATACACTGCTGTATGACGGAGCCACACGTCCAATTGCTCATGGCAGGCTGACATGCACCGGCGTGCACCCCGTTCGAGTCGGGGACCAGTCATTGCGACAACAAGGTCGCATCTATTCACCTGTTTTCACTACATGTTCATCAACATTCCTTGCCGTACATCTGACTGCGTTGAGCGTATGGTCGTCGACCCTCTGCGTGCTGTTGTTCAGGTTGCGTACCGCAAAGGCAACATCTACGAGTACACTCACGTATCTCGCCGTGCCATTGCCAACCTGCTGCTCAATCCAAACATGAGCCTCGGGTTCTGGGTCAATGACAACCTGTTGCCTTTCAACTGCAAGACACGATGCATCGGTGAGGTCACACGTCTCAATGCATTGTTTGCATCTTCGATGCCAATCACTGACGTGAACCAACCCGACTACGTCGTCGCCTGATTCGTACAAGCGAGAGGCGGGGTGCGAACCCTCGCCCAGGCATGACACCTCGTGTGTCACTTGTCCACATATGTATACACACATGACTGTTGCCACTGTGCAGACCTTTGACATCCTCGGCCACGAGTTCGACATGGACGCACTCAACGACATCGCCACTCATGGCTGTGCCGCTGGTGTGTCTGGTTTCATCTATTCATCCGAGCTTCATGATCTTTATCAAGAACATGAAGACACGATCATGGCTTATCTCGATGAGCACGCCTTTGATCTTGGTGAGCAAAACGGATTCCGCATGGTCCTGAATTCCATGGACCGACGCGGTATCGAGTACGACTCCTTGCAAATCTTCAAGGAGAACGCTGTCTGGATGTTTGTTGAACTGTTCGCAGTTCAGTTGTTGGAACGCAACGGACATCCCGACTGGGTCTGACCTATCCACTCAGGTACATACGTAAAAGCGTTCAAGCCAGGTGCAATGCCTGGCTGTACCTATTGCCGACGCAATGAGCGCGGCTATTTATTCACACATGGATTATCACGAGCAGTACAAACTGAAGTCCGCTGATCCTAAGTATCAAGAATTTACAGCCAAGATCAGGGACGCAGTCAAAGAAAAGAACCGCATTAACAGCAAGCAATGCATGTTGTTGCGTGAGATTAACAATCTCTCTGTCGCTCTTGATCTCACACGCCACAAGTCATGGGACTTCGAGGGTGTAGAGGAGAGCAAAGACAAGGTACTCGAAGAGTACACCGGAGACGATGGTGAGTCCTGGTTCTGGACATACCACAACGCAGGTGAGGAGATTGAGAAGGTCATGATTCAAAAATGCATCAAGGTCGCAGCTCTCGCTAGTCAATGGGATCTATTGACTGATGACGTCAAGACATTGAACAAAGATCAAGACAAGTACGGCGACAAGCTTGTCAAGAAAGCAGAAGCAAAGGAGGAATCCAAATGACAACACTTCAATACATTCACGAACAACTCTGCTACGCAGAAGAACAGCTTGATCTAGCTGATGACCTGTACTCCCGCACTGTCTGGGGTAACAGGTGTGATGCACTCGAAGCTGCATACATGGACGAAGCATCCAAACATGTAAGCGAGGATGCACGTAACTCTGTGCCTCAAGTACTCACTGTTAACTACAACTAATGAACGAAACAAACATCATCCTCGCTGTCATCGGGTGCGTTGGCCTACTTGCCACGCTCTCGGTGTACTCACGAGCTAACAAGGTCACATCTAAGTATGAACGACAAATCCAAGGACGAAGACTTTCTAATTAAGAATGCAATCTATTGCTGGTTGCATCACTTTCCCAACCACGAATGGACACAGAGATACAAGGACCTAGCCCAACGTGACACATTCACATCAAAGCCCAAGCCACGTCCAGCACGACGACGCAAGCCTTCAACCGCTTGATCTT